GAATGGAGGATATGATAAACCTGAACGCGATTAGTAGTAATATAGTACAACCTAAGTCTCGCACGACTGGGTTTTTTTAAATGAGTAAAGAGAATATTATATAATAAAACTAAATAAAATGAACCCTCTAAACGAGACTAAGATCATGAGTCTCGTATGGAGTGTAGGTAAAATGCAAAAGTGGGTAAGGGGATATTAAGCGAAGGACTTGGTGGTTCCTTCCTCCTTTCTCTTCTCGCGACACGCGTCGTTCTTCTCCTTCTTCTCGGCAGCCTTCTGGGGGTTGGCCTTCGCCTTATTTTCCTGTTTGATTTTCTTCTTTTCAGAGTCGGTGAGCTTATCCTTCGTAGTCTTATCGATCGCCATCCTTTGTAATACTACATACATTTAATTCTATAAGCCTGTTCACAGTCACAACCTTTTATACCTGTGAATTATTGATTACATTTTTTATTACTTATCTGTCTAGAATCTACTTCAACGTTGGATACTTCATCATCACTTGCAACTTCAAATTGCACGTGATCAAGATCGGGACAACATTGCGCAAACCCATCATATGTAACTAAACACGAACGACAGTGGTACCAAATCATCTTAATTATATATTACGAAACAGTTACTTAAGTGTTTTGTACGTATAGTAGATAAAATGGATGCCAATTTTGATAAAGTGATTACAGAACTACGTAACCTTCGTGAAGATGTCAATGAGATTAACGAAGATTACGAACTTGAATTGGAGATGCATCGAATAGATATGCATCGGTATTTCGGTGTGAAAGTGTTTCTAATAATTTCCATGTTCATTAACGGATTATTTACCGGGTATTATGCCATCAATAATTTGGAAGTGTTAAACATTCATAACTCTACATCACTCACCAATCGTTGTCTTTTATAATTGATATAAAGAGTTCCATCGTACTAAGTATATATGAAGCTTCTCATCAAACGCCTCTCTAGCAATGCTATTATCCCTACACGGGCATCACCTGGTTCGGTTGGATATGACTTGTATAGTACCATTGATATGTATATCCCCTCTATGGAACGTGGTATAGTAACTACCGGTGTTGCGGCTACTATTCCTATCGGAACATATGGACGCATTGCACCCCGTTCTGGTCTTGCTGTTAAATATGGAATTCAAACCGGTGCTGGGGTCATTGATCCCGATTATACGGGTGAATTGAAGGTTATCTTATTTAATCAAGGAGGGGAAAAGTTCGAGATTAAACAAGGGGATCGTATTGCCCAACTTATTTTAGAAAAATGTGAAACACCTCCAATTGAAGAGGTTTCTATTATCGAAGATACTGAACGTGGTACTCGCGGTTTTGGATCTTCCGGTTAATTAATTGGCAAACGCTACACCACCCATACCATCCTTAATTCTAAGGATGTTATAGTTGACAGCGTACGTTCTAACCATAACACCATTTCGGGTACCCGTACCATTCAGTGACAATTTAGCACTGTCAATACGAGAGAAATTTAACGACCCAGTTGGTTGCGATTTATTCATGGTGAGACAGAATGGCCATGTAAATGTAGATACGGTACTCAACGCGTTGTGTGGAAGCACTGAACAGTGCATCTCGGGAACTACGTTGTGATGATACGTGGAAGACATATTCTCGAAAAGGGGTGTACCATTAATGTAGAGTGTAGCGTCATCGAATGTCCAGTTTGTAGACCATGTTAGGTTATCGGCTTCGGAGGACACAACATGCACAGCCTTGCAGGGGTGGTTAAAATAGCTGAGGTCTACATTAGTATCATCCTTTGACATGGGCTGAAACTGTGTTTGGGTGATGAGAATCTCATGCTCGTGATTTACAATCACGTCGCGTTCATCCGTGTCGAGGTAAATGTAAGTACCGAATACCTTGGGTGTATCGACTGTAAATGTACCCGAGCGGCATCGAATACGCAGTTCTACCTGATGGAACTGTAGAGCTGTTAAAGGTAAAGATTTAGTCCAATCCTCACTGAAGAAGAAAGGGATCATGTAATGATCCGCGGATGAACCCACACCCTTCGCATTTTCGGGAACTTCGTCGAGTGTCACCGCACATGAAGCTTTAGCCTGATCCTGTTTGTACAAAAGATTGTGTACACCCTGGATGAAAAGGGAATCGAGTTTGGTTACCTCCTGTCCGCCGATCCAAAGGGAAAATTCGGTAGTAGATGGATCGCTCTTTTTAAAGAAACCGGTGTCGGCATCATCCGACGCCCCTATATTAGGGCTTTCGATCCATATGTAGCTTAATAGATCACCTTTGGTGCGGAGTGGAATGACAACTTCATTACCCGATCCGAAAGTACCCACATAATCGAGGCGTTCGGGTTTGATTGAGAAATTTGTATGACGTTTATAATTTTGATGAAAAAATGAAACCTGGGGGGTGCCTGTGATATAGACATCCTGAGCTCCCTTTGACACTAGATCGATCAACGCGGCAGACATTTACTAATAAATGATATTAAAATTTTAGCTCTATAACGAAGTATGGTACAATTTCAAGTTCTCACCTGGGATGCTCGTGATGAAAATGATGATCATATTATTCGTATTTTTGGTAAAACAATGAAAGGTGAATCCGTCTGTGTAACTACATCTTTCATGCCATACTTTTTTATTAAAGTCCCTGGTACTATGACACCCAAATCTGTGATTCAATATGTACGACGAACATGCCCGGATATAATAGAAATTGATACAGTGAAAGCTAAGGATATGGAGGGGTTTCAAAATGGTGAGGAAAGTTATTTCATACAGATCCATTGTAAAAATCTCTTATCGAGGCGTTTCATAAGTAATCGGTTACGTAAACCTATCACCGGTTTATCCAATAAATTGAAATTATTTGAAGCCAATGTCGACCCTGTATTACGTTTAATGCATCGTACTGGTATTCAGTCCACCGGTTGGGTAGATACGAGAGATGTATGTAAGCGAGCGTTTCATACTAAAGTTGATTTAGATTTACAATGCGAAGATTGGAGAACTTTAAAACCTATGGAAACGACTGACATTGCTCCATTTAAAATCGCATCTATTGACATTGAGTGTTATAGCTCTACTGGAAAGTTTCCGGATCCGACAGTGAAAGGTGATTCATGCTTCCAAATCGCGATTTCTATGCTCAGATTCGGTGAAGATGAACCGTATGATAAAACGTGTTTATGTTACAAGCAGACGGATCCCGATCTTCAAGGGTGTTCTATTATAAGTTATTCGTCTGAAAGAGATTTATTAATGGGGTTTACTGAATATATCAATAAAAACGACGTTGATATTATTACAGGTTGGAATATATTTGGATTTGATTTAGATTATATAATGGAGCGTGGTTTGGTGAATAATTGCCCATTAGCTTTCTTTGGTATGAGTAAACTCAGGGATCATACGTGTACATTGACGCGAAAAAAGCTGTCTTCTAGTGCTCTCGGTGATAATGAATTGAAACTCGTACCAATGCCTGGGCGGTTTATTTTCGATTTGTTTCATGAGGTTAAACGCGAATATAAATTAGATTCGTATAAACTTAACAATGTTTCACAAATTTATCTAGGGGATCAAAAGATTGACATGTCTCCAAAAGAAATGTTCGCGAGATTTGTTAGAGAAGATCCAGTCGAGTTACGCGAGGTTGCGGAATATTGTATCAAAGATACCTTACTTCCTCATAAATTGATAGCAAAACTATCGACATTAATGAATTTACTAGAAATGGCAAAGGCTACCTGGGTGCCATTGAGTTACTTAGTTGAACGAGGGCAACAAATCAAAGTATTCAGTCAGCTGACTAAAAAGGCGCGTGAAATGGGATTCAAAGTGCCTGCGTATGAGTATGGTCACGTTGATAATACGGGTTACATTGGAGCGACTGTACTAGAGGCGCAGTCTGGTGCATATTACACACCCATTACAGCTCTAGATTTTGAGGGTCTGTACCCGTCTATCATGATGGCCCATAATCTATGTTATTCGAGTCTTGTTAAAAATAAGAAATATGATAATATACCCGGTATCGAGTATGAAAAATTCGGTGAACATACATTTGCCCAAAATGTACCGAGTATTTTACCGAGTATTCTCGCGGAATTGAAACAGTTTCGTAAACAAGCTAAGAAGGATATGGCACAGTCAACTGGTGCGAAGAAACAGATGTATAATGGTAAGCAACTCGCGTATAAAATTTCCATGAATTCCGTTTACGGTTTCACTGGTGCGTCAAAAGGTATTCTACCATGTGTTGCTATCGCATCTACGACGACCATGAAAGGTCGTGACATGATCGATGAGACTAAAACGTATGTAGAAAAGCATTACCCTGGTTCTAAGGTTAGATATGGTGACACTGACAGTGTTATGATTGAATTTGACGTCGGTTCGCGTACTGGCAAGGATGCCATTGAGTATAGTTGGGAACTGGGTGAAAAAGCCGCCGGTGAATGTACAAAATTATTTAAAGCTCCGAACAATCTAGAACTTGAAAAGGTGTATTGTCCCTATTTTCTCTATTCAAAGAAACGGTACGCCGCTAAACTTTGGACGAAAGGTAAAGATGGAAACATGAACATGGATTATATAGATGTGAAGGGTTTACAACTTGTCAGACGTGACAACACACCTCACATGAGAGAAGTATGTAAAGAACTTCTCGATGTAGTATTAGATAGTAGTGATACCACAGCTCCTCAAGCACTCGCTCGAAAACGTGCAATTGAACTACTTGAGGGTGATGTCCCGAACGATAAATTGATTTTGAGTCAAGGACTTTCAGATTCGTATAAAGTCAAAGGTGAGAGCGTATCTGTATTAAGTGAATATATCACTGATATCAATCAGGCGCATGTTCAGGTAGTAAGAAAAATGCGTGAAAGGCAACCGGGTTCTGAACCACGGTCGGGTGATAGGGTGCCCTATATATTAGTGAAAACTGATGACCCTAAAGCGCGTGCATTCGAAAAATCAGAGGATCCTGTATATGCAAAGGAACACAATCTTGCAATCGATTACCCGTATTATTTCTTGAATAAATTTTTAAACCCAGTATGTGACTTACTTGAGCCATTGTTTGAAAATGTAAAGGATGACATTTTTGGAGAATTATTACTAAGAGCTAAACCACCGAAAAAAAAAGGAAAGAAATTTGACAAACCTGATAGTAATCAAATGTTACTGAGTGATATATTTAAAAAAAAGATCACATAATACTATATGGTAAATGTCGTTGAACAAATCGAACTTTTGATTGTCAAAGAAGCGAAGCGTTTAAATCAAGACCGTGATAAACTCTCGGATGAACAATTTTCCAAGTGCACACGTGAACAAAAGGACGTGTATAAGGAAAAGTTATCGAAAGCTATCCAAGAACATAGGGATCAACAAAAAAAACACATGAAAGAAATCAATGAACGACATAGAGAACAAATTAATTCATTAAAGCATGAACATCGATCTATAATTACCAATCTTCAGAGGGAAAATTATGACTATGTATGTAAAGTTGCTGAAAAGGTTTCAAATCTTTATAGAATTCCCATAAAGACGGTACGACGTGATCTTGCACCGGAGGATGATACTCGTTGCATGGGTTTAAAGAAGAATGGGAAATTGTGTACTAATAAAGCTGTTAGGGATGGATTTTGTTGTATACATTTAGGTGACATTAGACCAAGTACACCTGTATGCGTTCCCACGGGAAATATAAGACATAACCATCCTTTCCCATCCGGATTTATTTTGGGATGTCCTGCATGTGATAAAGATAAAATGATTGCAAATGAGTTTAGAGAAATACCTTCTATAATGTAGTATGAACAAAACAGATATTCTACTAAATTCAATTAATACTTTTTATACATTACCCGAGAATAGAGCTAATTTGATAGAACTTTTAAATAAAAGTAGTGGTATTTCCCTCCGTAATTTGGAATGGTTTATCACAAACTATTCAAAAAAACATAATCTTTCATACGAAACAAACGATGGTAAAATTTTCAGCGTACATTGTGCTTACAAGTCAAGTTTAGATGGGTATAGTAAAAAATTATTTGATCCTTTCTGTAGAGCTGAAAAAATTTCGTACAAGATTCCCGAGACATCACATGAAATTCATACGACAGTTGCCCAATTGAATTTCATCCGATGGTGTATAAAAAATAAAATAGTTGATTACATTCGTGCACATCACGGTATTCTATTTAATAAGCAAGCGACATGAAACCGTTATCAAAAATAAATGTTTGATACCCTAAATAATATAGATGAAGCGTGTACACATCTGCTAAATTAGGTCTTAATTGTATGTCTAGTAAAGTACGATCGGAACTCAATTTACTAAAGTCCAAACTTCCCGACGGCTCCACATTAATCGGATTCATCGAGAATGCATATGTATAAATGTTCCTAATTGGTCGTGATAATCTTGTAGTATATGGAATTACATATTTAAAATAATTGTGATCTGGGCGAGGTATATTCGGTAAATCTTGTCCATTTACATATATTTTAGCAGATTCCATAGGAGCACTCGAGAATGCATTGACAGGTGAATACGAATTAGATGTTGAGAAATTGTAACGGTTCGAGAAAGCTCGTTCTTTAGATGTAGTATCGGGTAAAGGGGTTGAACTGCCGTGTACATTTTCATTTTCATAATCAACCTTACGTAAGAACCAATTTAACGTTTTAACTGGTATATTCGGAATAAGTTGTAATTTTATAGAATTCTCTCCTATGACTGTCTGTTCAGTTGGATGCTTTTTAACCATATCCGTGATAAAGGTCTGTTTTTGAGTCATCAGGAAAGTTCGTTCTTCTGAACTTAGTACATGTTCTTCTGTTATTATATCGAATGAATCTAAAGATATTTTAGATTGTGTATCCGTGCCATGGTTAGTAAAAAAGGATTGAGGTCTGAATTTAATTTCAAATTCTAACTTTTGTTTATGAATCGCACACGTTGGAAAATACGGTCTGTTTGGTGAATTCGAATCATATTCATCACCTTCATACTTTCTAGAAAAAAATAGAGGTATTGGTATCATAAGTTCTGATGGATGCCGCGATAATATATGGTCGTTCTTGAGTGATTCACCATCAGCTTGATTTCTATTTATCATGTATCTCTTTGCTCTTTTTTCAGAGGCATCTAAATATAATTCATCATATATAATTCCCCAATCATCATGATATTTATCAACTTCTAATTCGTCTACTCGCATAGAAACGGTTTCTACGATATGTCTGCCAACCTGATCTGCTACATTTGAGTTGGAATCGACACTTGGGAGGTTGATGTGAATATACATATTAGATAATAGATCACCCATATTTTGTGGATTAAGTTTCACTTTAACAGTTTCACCGAATGGCCAGCTACTAGAGGATGTAGACGGTTTAGACACTGTAATGCTTTTATGATATTTAGAAAAGTTTGAATGTTTTCGTGTATCGTATTTAAAGAGTGAATGTTCAGGGTTCTCTTGTGTTAGATATGTGTCCTGTTGTCCGATGGCATTTATTGCTAAAACAGCGCCTTCATCAGAACCTATAAGTTCCATACTTATCTATTGCTCACATATTTTTAATATCATTTTCCCACATGTTTAAGGGTGAGGTTGCTGTCGTTAATTGAAGTTCCCATCTTAGTTGCTTCATCTCTTTGAGTAATGCCGATACACGTTCTTCTGTATATTCCACTGTCTTCGTGTTCAATAGATAGTCATATGTTCCGTCGACGGCTGGAAACGTACGGGACAATTCTACTTCGAGGTCTCGTTTTTTACGCTTGAACACTGTTAATACTCCATTAATAACCATCGTGACAAAGTTTGCGCGATGGTTATGCATGTCAACCTTTTTCTGAAGAACGTCAATCAGGTGTGCCTTGCGTTTAATATAATACTCGTGACGAAGTTTCATAAAGTCCATAAGGATTAATTCAGCGCTTCCATATTTATGAATTCCCTTTGTGGGATGGAATAAATGCATATTCGTTGTTCGAACGGTTTTTTGTAGTTTGAGATCCTTGATAATATCTTTACCCGCATATCCCTGAATAACAAAATCAACATCCTCTGTTGTACTGTTATTAGTATACGAGCCAATAATTTTCTTTTCGGTGAGCGTGTCAAGGTGTTCCTTATAATCTTGTGTCCAACGCCCGGGTGGTAGTTCAGTTACCTTTATAGTTTGACCAATAACTTTCCATAGACCCTCCGTGACCCATGTATCATTTTCGTAAAATACACGACCCTTAAACCCTCTAAACCATGGTTTCATTCTTTGAATTCCTTTTCCTGCTATGAAATTGAGTATATTAGCAGAAATGTCCTTAGGATTAAACGGTGGTACATAGCAACTAAATCCCGTTCCAATACCTTCCGTACCGTTCACGAGAACCATGGGTAGCGCCGGTATGTAAAATTCTGGTTCAATAGATCTACCATCATCATCTAAGTAGTTGAGTATAGGGTCATCTTTGGGGTCGAAAATCTTCCGAGCGTCACTTGTCAAGCGCGTGAAGATATATCTCGTCTGAGAAGCATCTTTACCGCCCATAAGCCGTGTTCCGAATTGACCACATGGTTCGAGAAGATTGATGTTGTTCGATCCAGTGTAATCATTCGCCAGTTTGACAATAGTTTCAGCGAGGGACACTTCGCCGTGATGGTAAGAACTTTTTTCTGCCACGTACGCGGCTAGCTGTGCAACCTTCATCTCATCGCGTAAATTTTTTTGAAAGCATGAATACATCACTTTACGCTGGGAAGGTTTAAGGCCGTCGGCTACGTGTGCGATAGACCGTTTCAAATCTGCGAGACTGAAGTTTACGAGATCCTTGTGTACAAAATCCGTGATGGTCAATCGTTTGACATGACCATACGGTACTTCGAGATCACGTGCACTCTTTGCAGTGCTTTCGAGAAGCCAAACTTTTCTATCATCCGCCTTCTTCTTATCAAACGCGAGCACGATCGACTTATCTGTCATGACATCCACGTCGAACTTCACCGTGAGATCCTGTATCTTTTTGAAATACTCACGAGCCTCCGCGGATGTAGATGTACCAAGACCCTTATAATATTTAATACGCCAACCCTGTTTTCCATCACCGTACCAAGTTCGAAATGCGGAATCGGTGTAGAACGATTTAGACTCCGAACCTTTACTCACCTTGATAATAGGTGTCACCATACTTACGACAAAATTCAACTTCAATAAACTTGGCCAAAAGTAGTGGATCATGTTGAGAATGAGACCCTTGATATGACTTCCATCATTATCAGCGTCTGTCATGATCATGAGACGTCCATATCGCAGTTCAGATACATCTGTATACTCCTTTCCTTGTTGAAGCCCTAAGATCTTCTTGAGATCGTTGAACTCTTGATTCGATGTGAGCTGTGATACTGATACGTCTCGTACATTCTTACATTTACCCCGAAGTGGGAAAACGCCGTAAAGGTCGCGACCGACCACTGAGAGACCTGCAACTGCGAGGGTCTTTGCTGAGTCACCTTCTGTTACGATGAGGGTACATTTACTAGACTGCGCAGTGCCAGCCTTATTCGCGTCATCTAGTTTGGGAATACCCGTAATCTTAGATTTGCGTGCACCATCAGTCTTCTTGAGTTCCTTCATCTCCTTGAATTTGGAAAGTGCTGTGAGTTCATCTCCAATGCCAGTCTTGATTGCGTTCTTGACAAATGTCTTGGGTAGTTCAAATTTACTTCCAAAGTGTTGCGATTTGGTTGTACACTCTGATTTAACCTGACTGGAGAAATTGGGATTCTCTAATGTTGCCCTGACAAAGATTGTAAAGGCATTCTTGACTTGTTGTGGTTTGAGTTTGATTTTTTTTGCCATATCCTCAATAATACCATTTGCGATAATCGTCGTAACGTGGTCAACGTGGGTACCGCCACGCGTCGTACATAGACCGTTTACAAATGATACTTGTTCCATCCCATTTTCAGATGGGCCAATACATACCGACCAACGATCACTTGTCATTGAGTGTACGTTCTCGACACCGTCGTGCATTTTCGCATACGCTTCGAAGTTTTGTTTAGGTAATGTCTCGGTGTTATACTTGACCTTACAATTCGGAGATGTACAGATATTTGCGTCCCATACCCTCTTTTGGAAGATACTGTAGATGGTATCGTCCATCTTGGACATCCCGAATCGTTTCCACTCGGGGGTAAAAGTGATGGCGACAGATGACGTAGCACCTGAATGTTTTT